AAAAGAAAATGTTTTTGAAAAATGCGCTCTGTTGCCCTGTATACGGCAACAGGGCGTATATTTTTCCGGGAAAAGAGGGGGGATGCAGAACGACGAAAAAGGAGGGCGGTCAATGGAACAGAAGCAGGAGCCCCAAAGGCCGAAAATCGGCACGGAGGAGGTGCGCCGGGCGGCGGAGATCCTGAGACGGTACCACGCCGGGAAGCGGCAGCTGGAGCAGCGCATCATCGACAACGAGCAGTTCTGGAAGCTGCGGCACTGGCAGCAGATGGAGAAGACGGGGCAGGGCGGCAATCCCGCGGACCCGCAGCCCACCAGCGGGTGGCTGGTGAACTGCATCCTGTCCAAGCACGCGGACGCCATGGACTGTTATCCGGAGCCCACGGTGCTGCCCCGGGAGCCCGGGGACCGGGAGGAGGCCCGGAAGCTGACAAGAATCCTGCCGGTGGTGCTGAAGAAGAACGGGTTCAAGCGGACGTATTCCAGCGCATGGTGGTACAAGCTGAAATCCGGGTGCGCCGTGTACGGCGTGTTCTGGGACGCGGGGAAGCTCAACGGACTGGGGGACATCGCCATCCGGCGGATGGACCTGCTGAACCTGTTCTGGGAGCCGGGGGTCACGGATATCCAGGACTCGCCTCACTTCTTCTCCACGGAGCTGCAGGACCGGGAGGCCCTGGAGGAGCGGTATCCCTGGGCCAAGGGTAAGGCTGACCGGGGCGGCTGGAGCGTGAGCCGGTATCTGTATGACGATGCGGTGGACACCTCCGGAAAGGTGCTGGTGGTGGACTGGTACTATCACACCCGGGAGAACGGACGGAAGGTGCTGCAGTACTGCAAGTTCGTGGGGGATACGGTGCTGTATGCCACGGAAAACGACCCGGATATGCGGGAGAAGGGCTGGTATGACCACGGAAAGTATCCCTTTGTGTTCGACGTGCTGTTTCCGGAGGAGGGGACCCCGGCGGGGTATGGGTATGTGGACCTGTGCAAGTCCCCTCAGAAGCAGATCGACCTGATGAACCAGGCTATCCTCAAGAATACCCTGGCCTCGGCCACGCCCCGGTTCTTCGTGCGCAGCGACGGGGCGGTGAACGAGAACGAATACGCCGACTGGACAAGGCCCTTTGTCCACACCAACGGAAACCTGGGCAGCGATTCCATCGCGCCCATCCAGACGGCGGGACTGGACAGCGTGTATGTGGCGATTTTGCAGAGCAAGATCGCGGAGATGAAGGAGACGGCGGGGAACCGTGACGTGGCCAACGGAGGCACCGCAGGCGGTGTTACCGCCGCCACGGCCATCGCGGCCCTGCAGGAGGCGGGGGGCAAGCTGTCACGGAACATGATCGACGACGGATACGAGGCGTTTTCCGACGTGGTGACCCTGTGCATCGAGCTGATCCGGCAGTTTTACAGCCTGCCCAGGCAGTTCCGGCTGCTGGGGGCCATGGGCCGGGAGGAGTTCGTCACCTATGACAGCCGGGGGCTTCAGCCCCAGGCGGTGGACGACGGCGTGATCACCGGGTACCGGGTGCCGGAGTTCGACCTGGAGGTGTCGGCCCAGGACGAGAATCCCTACAAGACCATGGAGTATAACCAGCTGGCCTTGCAGCTGTTCCAGATGGGGTTCTTCCGGGCGGATATGGCGGATCAGGCGCTGCGGTGCCTGGAGCTGATGGACTTCAAGAACAAGGACCAGCTGATGAGCAGCATCCTTCAGGGACAGGCGGCGGCCATGGAGCGGCAGCCGGTTCAGCCGGGCTCCGCCGCCGGGGCGGAGGTGCGGCCGGTCAGCGCCATGGACCGGATGCGCCGGCAGACCCAGGAGGCGGTGAGGCCCCGGTGATCTGCGCGGTGTTCGGGGAGAACCGGATGACCCTGCGGGGTCATGCGGACTATGCGCCCAGAGGGGAGGACATCGTGTGCGCCGCAGCGTCGGCGCTGGTGTTTGCCCTGATCGGGGCGCTGGAGGAAAAGGAACAGCTGCGGGAGCTGGTGATCAGGCCGGGCCTGGTGACGGTGGCGGCGGAGGGGGACTGCCGGGCAGAGTGGCACGTGATCCGCTGCGGGCTGGGACAGCTGGCGGGAAAATATCCGGCGTGCGTTCGCCTGGAGGCGTGAGCATAGAGGGTCGTGGCCTACCACGGAAAGGAGCAGATATGCAGGAAGCATCGGAGCGGCTGGGGCAGCTGACCCGGCCGGAGGACCCGGCGCAGGCCGGAACACACACGGGCGGTACGGCTCCCGACGCCGGGGAGCGGCAGGAGGACTTCGAGGAGCTGATCCGGGGGCGGTATAAGGCGGACTTTGACGCCAGGGTGAAGAAAATTCTGGATGGGCGGCTGCGGGGCCTGCGGCAGGAGGTCACGGACCTGCGGCAGCGGGAGAAGCTGCGGCAGGTGCAGATCCAGTACTACCTGGACCGGCTGCCGGAGCAGGAGAAGCAGGTCCGGATGGTGCACCCGGAGTTCCGGCTGCAGAAGGAAATGGAGAACCCCCGGTTTTTCCGGCTGGTGCAGGCGGGGGTGGAGCCCCGGGAGGCCTATGAGATGGTGCATCGGCGGGAGCTGACGGCCAAGGCCATGCACTTCGCCGCCCAGGCGGCGGCCCGGCAGGCGGTGCGGGTGGTGGAAAGCGGCGGGCGGCGCATCCCGGAAAATGCCGGGCGCAGCGCCAGCGTCAGCCGTCCGGACCCGGGAAAGCTCACAAGCCGGGAGCTGGCGGACATCCGGAAACGGGTGATGGACGGGGAGAAGATCAGCTTCTGAACCTCCGGACAGGAACAATACGCGGAATGAAGAAAGGGGAAAACATATGATGAACGATCTGTATGACCTGCAGCTGTTTGCAGGCGAGGCCAATACCCAGACCACCGGCCACGGCGGTCTCAGCGCGGAGATGAAAACCTATTACGGCATGGAGCTTCTGGAAAACGCCAAGCCCCAGCTGGTACACAACCAGTTCGCCGCCACCAAGCCCCTGCCCACCGGCGGCGGCAAGACCGTGGAATGGCGCAAGTTCGGTTCCTTCGAGAAGGCGCTGACGCCTCTGACCGAGGGCGTGACTCCCGACGGCAGCGGCATCTCTGTCAGCTATATCACCAAGGAGCTGGCCCAGTACGGCGACTATACCACCGTGTCCGATCTGCTGGATCTGACCGCCATCGACGACGTGGTGCTGGAGATCACCGACCGCCACGGCAGCAACATGGGCCTGACCCTGGACACCGTGACCCGCAACGAAATTCAGCAGGGCAGCCAGGTGATCTATGCCCCCAAGCTGGGGGCGGACGGCGGCCAGACCGCCGTGCTGCACCGCTATGACCTGACGGAGGGGTGCAAGCTCACCAGCGAGCTGGTGGCCAAGGCCGCTACCCAGCTGAAGAAGATGAACGCCCCCACCTTTGAGGGTAAGTACGTCTGCATTCTCCATCCCAGCGTGGCCTTTGACCTGCGGCAGGATCCCGCCTGGGTGGCGGCTCATCAGTATGCCGCCGCCACGGAGCTGTTTTCCGGCGAGATCGGCGAGCTGCACGGTGTGCGCTTCGTGGAGACCACCGAGGCCAAAATCTTCTGGGGCGATGACCTGGCCAAGAACAGCCGGACGCTGAGCGTCAACGGGAAGGTGGAAAACGCCGCCTCTGTGGGCTTTGACGGCGGCACCGTGGCCGCCAATGCCCTGAAGGGCCGGTATGTGCTGGTGGGCGGCAAGCGCTGCAAGGTGGTGGGCAATACCGCCAGCCAGCTGACCCTGGATACCGCCGTGACGGCGGCGGACAACGACGTGATCTATCCCGGCGAGGGCGGCAGCCAGGGCTGCGCCGTGTACGGCTGTCTGTTTCTGGGCAAGGGCGCTTACGGCGTGGTGGATCTGTCCGAGGGCACCGAGGTCATCGTGAAGCCCAGGGGCTCCTCCGGCACCGCCGATCCCCTGGATCAGCGCTCCAGCGTGGGCTGGAAGGGCATCCATGCCGCCGCCATTCTGTATGACGAGTATATCGTGCGGGTGGAGTGCGGTTCGTCCTATTCCGGCGAGGACAAGGCCAACTGACACAGGCCGGAGGCGGGCCCCGGCCCGCCTCCGGGGGATGAAAGGAGCGATTTGCTGTGAAGAAAACCGTTTTGCTGCATCGGGGCAGAAAGAACGAGGAGAATTTCCAGATCGTGTCCGTTAACGGGCGCAGCTGGAAGATCATGAAGGGCGTGGAGGTCCAGGTGCCGGACTATGTGGCGGAGGTGCTGGAAAACGCACAGATGATGGCCGACACCGCCCGGCGCTATGTGGACCGGATGGCCAACTGAGAGAGGAGGCGCGGCAATGGGGCAGATGACGGCAGGGCAGGTGCTGGCCCAGGTGGACGACCTGCTGCCCAACAGCTATCCCGGGGAACAGAAGCGCCGGTGGCTGCGGCAGGCGGAGGGCTTCGTGCTGGAGGAGGTGGTCCGCGCCCACGAGGGCGGGGAGGCGGCAGAGCTTCCCGACGAGCTGGCGGACGCGGCGCCGCTGCTGGCGCCGGCACCCTATGACGGCCTGTACCGCCACTATGTGGAGGCGCAGATCCACTATGCCAACGGGGAGCTGGAGCGGTACAACAACGCCATGGCCCTGTGGAACAACGGGCTGATGACCCTGCGGGACCACTGGTGCAGGGGGCATATGCCCCGGCGGCAGGCGCGGGCCCTGCGGCTGTGCTGAGAGGGGGAAGCGTATGTACTTTCCGAAGCTCAACGCACCCAGGCAGAGCCGGGTGACGGTGAATCGGTTCCCGGGACTGGACCGGCGGCCCAGAGGGCAGGAGGGCAGCTTCCGGGAGATGGAGAACCTGTGCGCCCAGGGGTATCCCACCCTGACGGTGCGCCGCCCCCGGGGGATAGCGGGAAGCGTCACCGCCCCCGGGGGCCTGACCGCCAAGGACGGGCTTATCTGGGTGGACGGGCACACCCTGTATATAAACGGCAGCGCGGCGGGGCTGGTGCTATCGGAGGGAAAGAAGCAGCTGGTCAGCATGGGCGCGTGGCTGCTGATCTGGCCGGACAAGCTGTACATCAACACCAAGGACCTGACGGATTTCGGCAGCCTGGAAAATAAGCGCGTCACCGAGGGGGAGGTATCCTTCACCCTGTGCAGGCCCGACGGCACCGCGTACAGCGGGTATCTGGCGGCGGACACCGCCCCGGAGGAGCCGGAGAGCGGCAGCCTGTGGCTGGACACCGGCGGGGAGGAAACGGCCCTGCGGCAGTATGGCCAGGACGGCTGGATGGAGGTGGACGACGTGTGCGTGGGGCTTCACGCCGCCGGGATCGGCGTGGGCTTCCGGGCCGGGGACGGCGTATCCGTCAGCGGATGCCGGGAGGAGGCGCTGAACGGCAGCTTCCAGCTACGGGCCGCAGAGGAGGACTGCCTGGTGGTGACGGCGCTGCCCGGCGGGCTGTCGTCCCAGACGGAGCCGGTGACGGTGGAGCGGTCCGTGCCGGACATGGACTATGTGGTGGAAAGCGGCAACCGGCTGTGGGGGTGCAAATATGGCATCGTGGACGGCCAGGCGGTGAACGCCGTCTATGCCAGCAAGCTGGGGGACTTCAAAAACTGGAACTGCTTCGCGGGACTGTCCACCGACAGCTATGCGGCCTCCCGGGGCTCCGACGGAAAGTTCACCGGGGCGGCGGACTATCTGGGAAGCCCGCTGTTTTTCAAGGAAAACTGCGTGGAGCGGGTGTATCCCAGCGCCAACGGGGCCCATCAGATCGTGACGGTGCAGTGCCCGGGAGTGAAGGACGGCAGCGGCGGCAGTCTGCAGGTGGTGGATGGGAAGCTGTATTACCACAGTCAGGGCGGCGTGTGCGTGTTCGATGGCAGTATGCCGGTGAACGTGTCCCAGGCCCTGGGGGAGGCGCGGTATCATGACGCCGTGGCCGGGGCGGCGGAGGGGTGCTACTATCTCTCCGCCGCCGACGAGGCGGGGGCGTGGCACCTGCTGGTGCTGGACACCCGGCAGGGCCTTTGGTACCGGGAGGACGGCGTGGAGGCCCTGGGCTTTGCTCCCTGGGGCGGCGACCTGTACTGCCTGACGGCAGAGGGGCAGCTGCTGGCCATGAAGGGCGCAGGGGAGACCCATGAAGGTCCCGTGCAATGGATGGCGGAGACCGGGGAGCTGGGGCTGGACGCGGCGGAAAGCCGGTATCTGGTGCGGCTGTTGCTGCGGCTTCTGCCGGAGGCAGGCAGCACCGTCCGGGCCTGGCTCAGCTATGACGAGGGCGGCAGCTGGCGGCCTGCCGGAAGCCTGGAGGGCGCGGGGCGGGTGCAGGCGTGTACCCTGCATATACGGCCCAGGCGGTGCCGCCAGCTGAGGCTGCGGCTGACCGGCCGGGGCGGGTGCAGGATCTACAGCCTGTCGGCGGTGTATGAGAAGGGAAGTGACGGCCCATGACCCTGACCATGCCTCCCGCCCCCAGCGGCAGTCCCCAGCAGATGGCCATGGCGCAGTATGCGTATCTGTTCCAGATGGCCCAGCAGCTGAACCTGGCCCTGGGGCAGCTGGAAACCGGCGGAGCCGGGACTTCCTCCTCCGGCGGCGGAACGGCCGGCGGAGGAGGGACCGGAAAGGACAGCCGGGGCTATCAGGAGCTGAAGTCCATGATCGTGAAAACCGCGGGGCTTGTGAAGCGGCAGATGGACCAGCTGTCCGCCCGGCTGGAGGGCGAATATGTGGCGGTGTCGGATTTCGGGACCTATGTGGAGCGGCTGAGCGCCTATCTGGAGGCAAATCCGGAGGCGCTGACCCAGTATTACAGCTTCTGCTCGGACCTGCAGGCCAATATGGAGGCCGTAAGCGCCGCCTTCGGCCAGTACAGGACGGAGACGGAGGGCTATATCCGCACCGGCATCGTGGGCTATGACGGGGCCATTCCCATTTACGGAGTGGCCGTTGGCCAGGGGCTGACGGTGACGGACGTGGACGGGGAAACGGTGGTGGACCAG